ATTCGTTTCTACGTTTCGTTTGCGTGTTCGTTTGCTTTTGGCGAGAACAAACTTATGGAAGGTTCAGCGAAGATACTCTCTCTTATTGCTAGAGATGAAAGTCAACACTTGGTTATCACGCAAAATATCCTCAAAAAATGGGCAGACGGAGACGACCCAGAAATGAAAGAGATCTCTATGGAAGAGAAAGATAACGTGCAGCATATGTTTAAGAAGACAGTTGATGAAGAGAAGGCATGGGCAAACTATCTGTTCAAAGAAGGTAGTATGATTGGTCTGAATGAAAAACTATTACATAGATATGTTGAATGGATTGCTAACAAAAGAATGAAAGCAATCGGATTGAATCCAGTATATGATGTACCACTTAGAAGCAACCCTTTACCTTGGACACAACATTGGTTGAGTTCTAGAGGGCAACAAAACGCACCACAAGAAACGGAGATTGAAAGTTATGTCGTTGGAGGAATCAAACAAGACCTCAAAGGAGATACCTTCGCAGGATTCTCACTCTAATCCTAGACCAGAGGAAGAGATAGCAGCACAACTTGCTAATGCTGAAAATTCTGAATGGTTTGATAAAACTTATAATGACTTAGTTGAATCAGGTAATGACTATAGTCCAGACGTTACAGATATGCTCTGGACTACTGCTAGAAAGGAAGCAACCCAAAGACTTCATCAAGACTTAAGAAAAGATAAAGATCAGAATAAAAGTCGGTAAACTGTAACACAGTGAACTACCTGTGTCAGGAAACTATGATATAAATATAAATGTAGCGTAAGCTACACACTTACACGTTCATCCTATGGGTGCATTATTCTACCTATCTTTACTAGCAAGTCACGAACCAGTCCATTGGACTATCAAGTGTGATGGATATAAGGAACTTGTTGCTGAAGTCAGACAAGATCAATATCTTGATGACGTTAGTAAACGAGATCTAATTGGTTATTTTGCTACAAAAGTGGAAGAAGAGTGTAAAGAAATAGGACGCAAGTAAGCCAACTCGGAACGGATCGTTCATCCCCCACAAGGAGGACGCAAAGGTTGACTGAAGGAACGGATATTAAAAACATCCAACTACTTTAGGAGTAAACACCATGGCACAAGTTACTTATCGCGGTATCGTTTATGATACTGACAGATCTCGCAAACAATCACAACAGAATGCTGAACTCACATACAGAGGTCAGAAGTATGTTGTAGGAGCGAAGAAGTAATGTTAGTAGTATCAGAAATCATCGTGGCAAGCGCAGTGTTTCTGAGTCTAATCTACTTAGAGACAAGACTTCTATACAAATATTTGTAATATAAATATTTGTTACAGGGTAAAGGAGATATGAAAGGACTAAAAAATGTTACCGTTAAACTGGAAAGGACATCGCGAAGATATACCTGACATAGAAGAACCGAATGAGGTCTTTGCTATGTTATGTTATCGTGGGATACACTACGCCAAATGGGTCATTATAAATCCCTTCATATCAGAAGACTGGTCACTATTTAATCCAAGAGAGTCTAAATGACTCTCTTTTTTTATGTCAAAAAGTGCTGACACACTTGACATCTTAGAAATTAAATGAGATAATAAATATCAATAACATTATAGGAAGTCAATGAAAATTTTTCTAGACTGTTCCGACGCTGAGTTAGTTAGAACATACTACGAGACGGGTCTTGTCGATGGAGTTACCACCAACCCGTCTCTTATGCTAAAAGCAGGTAAAAATCCAAAGGATGTATACAAGGAGATATCTGATATTTTCCCATTTCATGCATCTATATCTGCAGAAGTAGTAGGTGAAACAGCAGAGGAAATGTTAGACATGGCAGAGGATCTGATTGATATAGGTCCTAACATTACAATCAAAGTACCATGCACACCACAAGGTCTTAAAGCATGTAAAGAGTTATCAGAAGATGAAGTAAACGTAAATGTTACTTTAATCTTTTCAGCAGCACAAGCGATACTAGCATCTAAGGCAGGTGCCACATATGTTTCACCATTTGTAGGTAGAGTCTTCGATCAATCGTTTGATGGCATAGGACTCATTGAAGAGATATCAGACATATTTGCTACACATGGTGCAAAGACACAAGTGTTGGCAGCATCTATTCGTGAATGTTACCAAGTTGCACAAGCATTCAAAGTAGGTGCAGATATATGTACGATACCTTCCAAAGTTTTTGAGAAGATGTTCACTCATGTCTTAACAGACAAAGGATTAGAAATCTTTGATAAAGATTGGAAGAAACTGCAGAGTGAGTTAGGTACTGCATGACTTCCGCAGATGATGATTTTAGACGTCTACCACAATCAGGGAGGGGAATCATGCGTAAGAATGACTTACTAGCAAGAATTTACAAGCACAAATGTGATTTGTTTAATGGCAGATATGAAGGAGCATCAAATGATTGGGAGGAAGGAGCACACTATATGCTCAACAAATGTTTGGAACTAGCACAGGAGTATGCAGACTAATGAAAAAACGAAACTTAAAAACACTCATCAATGATATAGAGATAGCATTAGCAGAGTTAAAATCTGAGGTCTATTCTGATACTGCTGCTTATCGTATAAGTAGTGATAGTGATAAAACTACATCCTATCGTGACCTCAACGACGAAGAAGCACTCTGCGACTGACTATGAAAATCCCTGGTTATATCAAGGTACAACTTTTACTACTGATGATATTAATGATTTCTTCGGTTTCGTCTACTGCATTACAAATAAAATCAATGGTAGAAAATACATCGGAAGAAAATATTTTTATGCTTTTAGAACCCCTAAGGGAAAGAAGCGAAAACAAAAACAAGAGTCTGACTGGAAGAAGTATTATGGATCTTCTCCAGAACTAAAAGAAGATATAAAATTGTATGGAAAGGAACAGTTCCAACGTGAGATCATGAGCATACATAAGGCAAAGGGACTAGTCAACTTTGAGGAGACTAGACAACTCTTCCACCATAATGTTCTCACGGAGGCACGCAACGATGGCACACCACTCTACTACAACAGTAATATCCTTGGTAGGTACATGCGAAAAGACTATTTTGGATGCGATAAATCGTAAGACAATGCTTGACACAGAGAACCCAGTGGTGTATAATAAACTTATACGACATTATGAGGATAGAGGAGCACAGTTCTACGGTGACGTAGATGAAGACTATGACCTCCTACTATCCAAACTTGAACAGGATCTTAACTATGCCTAAAACTGAAGTCATTCATGAACGCTTTCCTTATCGTTATGTAAGGAAAGGAACTATCGAACTCAATGGTAAACCAGACTATCGCATTCAAAAGATGAATGAATGGTCTCGTCAATACAATGACATGTATCTATTGGATAATAGTATTCAATTAGATTATGCCATAGAAGACTTTGAGTATACAAAGTGGTTAGACCCTGATCCAGAGGTTGCTGCTTACGCATATTCTCATGGAGATCACGTCATATCCCCTTACGCATGACCGCACTTATTATCGTCGTAGTATTGATTGTAGTTGCAGGAGCACTCATTAGATACTACGATCCTCACTAGAGTATAAATACTCTGGTCTGAACCTATTCTTCCGCCAATAGAATCAAATCCCGATGGCATTTTAGGCGCGACAGAAATCACATATAGGGTGATTTTCTTGTTCAGACATTACTATGGGGACGTAAGTCCCCTTTTTATTTTATGGATTGGTTAGTACCTCACAAATTATTTGTTGCTCAGATTCAACCCTTTGATGAACTAGAAGAGTATGCTTTCAGAGCAATAGAAAAGAAAGAACCAGTAGGAGATCACAAGATGGTCTCTATCAAAAGAGAATATTCGATGGATGTTCCACCAAGGTTTGAACGGTGGTTGTGTAACACTATTGATACACAGTTTGATTTACATAAAGCACAGTGTGGAATTTATGGCGAGGACAATGGTAAACGTCTTCGTATCATTAAGATGTGGGCGAATGAGATGTACAAAGGAGATCAACATCAACCTCACATGCACCAGTATTCATTATATTCTTTTAGCTGTTATATAAGAACTACTAATGATGACGCTCCATTTTATTTTATTGACAACAATCAAGGGCAAGCAGTCTTTATAAACGCAGACAGTCAAAGGCATGCGTTGATTTTTCCAGGCACGTTAGTACATACGGTTTACCCTAAAGAGACAGAAGATGTTAGGATATCGGTATCAGGAAATGTAGTTTTAGATGTTGACAAAACTTAATCTTTCCTATATAATATTGTTACGTTTCTTAACAAAACTACAATGACTGTTACAACTGAATCAGGCGGAAGACAAAATGCCTTTCCAAATGAGACTCGTCCTTATATCGATGAGAGCATCTCCTATGAATCTTATGCAAAGAATGCAGAGAAGATTAATGGAAGATGGGCAATGCTCGGATTGGTTGCAGGTGTAACCTCATATGTTTTTACAGGAAACTTCTTTTTCTTTGGACTCGCAGGATTCTAAAGACAACCCTTTACCCAAACTCACAGGACACAATCATGACACCAGAAGCAGAAAGATTTAATGGATGGGCAGCAATGCTCGGTTTCGTAGCAGCAGTAGGCGCATATGCTACAACAGGAAACATCATTCCAGGCATATTCTAAATGACAGATAAAGAATCAAAAACTGTCGCTGAAAAAATCAATGGTAGACTAGCAATGCTAGGTATCATTGCAGGTATCGGAGCATACCTAACAACAGGACAACTCATTCCAGGTTTCGTATAATGAAC